CAAAATGGAGACTTTAACCCTCAAAATGCCTCAGGGCCTTACTACGGCTTACTTACTCCTATGCGTAAGGTGCAGATCACGGCTACATATGGCGCTGTTGAGTACCCTATGTTTAGCGGCTTTATTACTAGCTATACAACTACTACGCCTAAGATGGCTACCGATGTAGTTTATACAACTATTACAGCTGTAGATGCTTTTAGGCTTTTTGCTAATAGCCAAGTTACTAACGTAACCCTGGCCTCAGCCGGTGACTTACCCGGCGAGCGCGTGAACGCTATCCTTGACGAGATCGAGTGGCCTCCCTCTATGCGAGAGATCGAGTACGGCACGACTATCTTTCAGGCAGACCCCGGCACTTTACGTACAGCTTTAGCAGCTCTACAGACCGCCTCGATATCAGAGTACGGCGCTATTTATGTAGATGCTAGAGGATCGCTAACGCTCAAGGATCGAGATTATTGCATTACCTCTCAGGCTATAACTCCTGTCGCTTTTAACGATGATGGTACAGACATAAGTTACTTCAATGCTGTATGGCGCCTAGACGATACCCTTGTTTATAACTCAGCCTCTATTACAAAAATAGGCGGTACAGCCCAATTAGATCAGGATCAAGACTCTATCGATGAGTATTTTCTACACTCTTATACTCAACAGGATTTAGTAATGGACACAAACCAAGCCGCGCTCGATTACGCTCGGGCCTATGTGGCAAGCCGTAAAGATACAGAAACCCGATGCGATGCTATAGAGCTAGACCTATTTACGCCTAATTACAACACCGGCATATTGGCCGCGCTAACCTTAGATTTTTTTGACCCTGTAGAGATTACAACTAATCAACCTGGAGGATCTACCCTTAATCAGACTTTACAAGTGTTTGGCGTGTCTCACCGCGTTACGCCTAATTCTTGGAAAACGACACTACAAACTTTAGAGCCTGTTATCGATGGCTTTATACTAAACTCATCACTATACGGAGTGCTCGATACCTCCGTGTTATCGTACTAAGGAGATAGGTTATGGCAGCTGGATTAGGTTTTAAGACCTTTGTAACAGGTGAGGTACTTACGGCAGGTGATACTAACGGCTACCTTATGCAAGGTATCAACGTTTTTGCCTCTACCGCTGCTCGAGATGCAGCTATTACATCTCCTCAAGAGGGCCAGTTTGCCTTTACTAAAGATACTAATAGCACTTTCTTTTATGACGGTACGGCTTGGGTAGCAAGCGGAGCCTCAGGCGATGTCACAGGTGTTACAGCTGGTATAGGTATTACCGTTACAGATCCAACAGGGCCAGTACCCACAGTAGCTCTAGCTGCAACAACTTACAGCGCAAAAACAGCGGCCTATACTTTTGCAGACGGTGATCAGGGCGATATATTCTCAATGAATAATGCCGCTACTCAACAATTTAATATACCTACAGATGCTACTTTTAACTTTGCAGTAGGCACAGAAATAAATGTTTTTTGGATCACGGGGGCAGGTCAACCTACAATCGGCGCTGTTACCCCTGGTACTACTACAGTAATTTCAACAGGTGCGACTAGTGCAACACCAAAGCTGCGAGTAGTAAATTCAGGTGCAACGTGTAAAAAACTAGCTGCTAATTCGTGGATAGTGTTTGGAGATTTATCCTAATGCCAATGCTAGGGATAATGGCTAGTTCAATAAGCGGTAGTAAAAGTTTTGTACCGTTGATAGTAGCCATTGGCCACGCGGTTTCGCCTTTTCTTTCGGCCTACAATTTTGATGCCGGTTTTGGTACAAAGTTTGCTGACCCGGCTGCCTTACCACCCGATACAGCAGACGGTACAACTTTCTCTGCCAATGGCGCTTCACTTATAAACGCACAGGGCGCTAGTCCTAGAGTTACAGCTTATGCTTTTTCATCCTCAGGTTTTGGATCACAATACGCTGATCCTGCAACTTTGCCTGCCTCAAGTGCAATTAGTGCAACTTTTGGAGGTAACACTATTGCAGCTGTAGCAAACAATGGTGGTGCTTTCGTTACGGCTTATCCCTGGTCACCCGGTTTTGGTACAAAGTACGCCGATCCTGCCACCCCGCCGACTGGATCAGGTTTAGGCGTTGCTTTTACTACTAATAGTGATGCGGTAGCTGTTGGGCATAATACATCGCCTTTTATTTCTACTTATCCCTTTTCCTCGGGCTTTGGTACAAAGTACGCAAACCCTGCAACACTACCTACAGGGGCTGTAGCATACTCAGATTTTAATCCTGCAAATACAGCCATCGCTATGGGTCTTAATCCGCTTTCTCCCTGGCTAAGTGCTTACCCTTGGTCGGCAGGTTTTGGTACAAAGTATGCCGATCCTGCTACTCTGCCAAGTAACTCGACTAAAGGTGTGGCTTTTAATCACGATGGTACAGCTGTAAGTTTTGCAAATTTAGATACGCCTTATCTTTTTATCTACCCTTTTTCCTCAGGCTTTGGTACAAAGTACGCAAACCCTGCAACCTTGCCACCGGATTTTGCTACAGGTACTACTTTTAGCCCAGCAGGTAGCACGGTCTTTATCACGCACGCTACTGCTCCTTTTATTTCGGCTTATCCTTTTAGCGTTGCGGGTATTGGTACAAAGTATGCCGATCCTGCATCGGCCTTAGCAGGGCGCGGAGAAAACCCTACAGTAAGAAACAAATAAACCAACTATCAAAGGATAAAAAAATGGCAGAAACTACACCCTTAACGCCGCTTGAAGCGCGCGTTAATGAAGTAAACCAATATCTAGCTAATATCAAAATGTATAAAACTATTTTGGCAACACTACCAACAGAGTGGCCAGAGCGCCTAGCACAGTACAAAGATGCAGCAGATAAGCACACAGTAATCGGCACTATTGAAGATTTTGATGATGTTATTTTGGTATCTGATCTATGGTCTGCAGACGATTGCCGAAAGTCTATTCGTACTGAAACCTTAGAAATGCGTAAGGCTCAAGCAATTTTGGCTGCATTACAAAAATAATAATGGAGACAAGCTACAACGGATATCCGGCCTCTAAAGATCCGGCAGAGATCGGCATAAAGGCGTACTTAGTAGACGGTACGGCTCGTAAGCTTAGGTGTGCTGAGAGTGTTGGGCCTCTCTTAGCCGCCTTCGCTGCCGAGTTTCATAAACTGATTGAGCCGATAGATGAGGGTACGTTTGACGATTGGGCTTATGCCTACAGGATGGTACGAGGGGATCCTACAAGGCTATCGTGTCACTCGAGCGGCACCGCTATAGATCTAAATGCTACAAAGCACCCGATGGGCAAGTACGATACTTTTGCAGCTGAGAAAGTACCTATGATCCGGGCGCTCGCTAAAAAGTATGGCCTTAAATGGGGCGGAGACTTTAAGACTCGGCCCGATGATATGCATTTTGAGGTAGCGATAACACCGGCCAAGGCTAAGGCTTTAATCTCTAGTTTAGGTTTACAGTAAAACAAATTCTAAGGGGCACTTAGGAGAAACAAATGAAAGAGCAAGTAATCGAAGCGGCTAAATCATATCTACGTCATGCCGTGGCGTGTGCAGGAGCGTTGTACCTTTCAGGTATTTCAGATCCAAAAGTATTAGCTAACGCCTTTGTGGCTGGGCTAATCGGGCCATTGCTTAGAGCTATTACTCCATCCGATAAATCGTTTGGTTTAGGCGCTAAGTAGTGGAAAGAGCTCAGCTCCTAATTGGTATTGCCTTGGGGGTAACTACTATTTTGGGGTTAGGAGCTGGGCTCATCCGCCATTTTGTAAAGTATTATTTATCTGAGTTGAAAGACGATGGCAACGGCGGCCACAATTTAGCCGGCCGTGTTGAGCGTATCGAGCAGCGAGTAGATCGTATCTATGAGCTCTTGTTAGAGGATCGCCTAGCTAAGTAGCGACACGCCAAGAGACACGATACTTTGTAATCGGACAAAGGTGCCCCATACTGATACTACAAACGCTGAGAGGGCTACTCGGTTAGTAGCTTTATCGGCCTTAACAAAGGGCGAAAGATGAATAGTTTAGATATCTTGATAGGTCTAGGTGCATGCGGCTTAGGCTTTTTGTTTATGGTGCTTGGTTACTCTGTAGGTTTTAAGCACGGACACGGTGAAGGCTTTATCAGAGGCCGCGCTATTGCTCAAGCTC